CCTAATATTCTCTCCAACCCTAACCCTAATATTCTCTCCAACCCTAACCCTAATATTCTCTCCAACCCTAACCCTAATAAAGGCCACCTTCCTTAAAAGGCAAAGGGGTAAGCGTTTTGAAGAGTTTCCCACGTGATTTCCAGGCACGTGCGCTATTCTAAGTATTAGGTGTTAGTTATGGACGCCTTTAGCATATACCCCGGGAAGACTATACCCCTCATAATAAGTGCCTTTTTGACTTACAGGATCTACAAATGTCCTTGTGATGAGTTGATGAAGTGTACCAGGTCCTCGTCCCTGTTCCTACTGGGCACCTTGTTTTTCATGACCATAATTGGGTGGCCTTCAAAATAAACAAATTTCTACATTATAAGGTATCAGAGGCATGTCGCAGCAAAGGTTGGCACAGGAGCAGTGTATCACCAAGCCCGTCTCCGTAAACGTCAAAGAACTCAAGGCCCTGGGTAAAGTAAAGCTTCAGGGCAACTACATCAGGGATTTGGATGGAAAGAGGATGAGAAAAGTGAGAATGTCCAATTTTGATAGCACTTTGAAAGTTGGTACACCCCCCTACAAGTTCTACAAAGACTGGGAAAAGTACAAAGGGTGGCATTCCGACCAGTGGACTAACGAAAAGTTCAAACTACAACGTGACATGTTCCGGTATGCTCAGCAAAAGTCCGGTGACAACTTTTACTCCATCAACAAACAAGAGACCGTTGATATTACCAACATGCCCCTCTTCCCTCTGGATGTAGAAAAGGATATTTTGGACGACTTTACCGTTCTGATGATAGGCCGGCGCAGATCAGGCAAGACTTGGTTGTCCAGATGGCTCATGTATCATCTCAGATTCCGCTTCCCTTTCGGTGTGGTGGTCACCGGGACCAGGCTCAATAACTTTTGGTCTCAGTACGTCCCGGAGGAATTCATCCACGACATTGAAGATATAGGGCCGGTATTGGACAATATATTTGCCAGACAGACCTTTCTCATGTCCCATCCGGAGTTGGGTATAGACCCCAGGATGTTCATCATCCTGGATGACGTGATGAGCGACAAGTACAGAGTCCGTTTTTCGAAACAGCTATCGGAGTGCTTCACAAACGGCAGGCACAACATGATATTTACCCTCATCACTTCCCAAGATGCCAAGGGTGTCCCTCCGGATCTCAGAGAAAACACGGACATGTGCTTCCTTTTTCGAGTTTATGAAGGAGGGAGAAAAAAGGTGGTTGAGGAGGAATGGTTGAGTTATATTGATGATGTGACAGGAAACGGTACATTCCTTTCCCCGGGTTCCCTAAACGATAAAGACAAATTCAACAAAAGAGTATCGGAAGTGAAATTTGCACTACGCAGACCAGGAGACAGGGAACCGCCAAGTCGCCAGCCCAGGAACACTACAAGTTCTCGTAAAAGGAAGGCGGTAGCGGACTTTTTTTGGAAGAACACGGGCTTGTTGAATCCCAAGACTTGCGAAGCCTTCGAAGAGAGCGCCACGACCACGGATCAGGAAATGGATGAAGCTATTCCTCAATGTATATCGGTCCTCCAGGCCAGGACCACCGAGGATTTGCAAAAAGTCTTCAAAAAAGCCGTTTCCCACGACCCTGGCCCTTTCATACTGGGAGACAAGGATTACTACAAAGCTGCCGTGACCGGGGACTATGGACCCATCCTGAACACTTACAAGAAATTCAAACGCAGGGGCAGAAGAAGAATGAACGGCGAAGTGATACTGGATGAGGACAATGATAAGGAAAGTTCTTCTGAATCCTCTTAAATAAAGCACTTAATGATTTTTAATGTTCAGTACACAAAAGTCGTGTGAATCACACAGCATGGCCATGTACAGATTGACCTTTTCTTGTGCAGTTTCCGAAATCTCGTAGTCCCAAGGTACGTTTTCCGGTACTTTGCCAGCCCGGGCCATTTCCAGCAGTTGTCCGTACCTGGCCTTCTTGAAACTTTCGGCGTCAAATACCTTGTCCAGAGGCTCCTTATCGTCTCTCGCGTGCCAAAAATTCTTGAGGTAATGTTCCACAAACAATATCAACACAATGTCGTTATCCAACATGGCTTTGCTCTTTTCCAAGGTCCACTCTATCCACTCTATGGGGGCTCCATCCGAGGCGTACTGTTCTTGCAGTACTACCATCATGTTGGCCAACTTTGGCTTCACAAATTGGAGCCATTTGTTGTACTGATCGCACTGTCCTTGGACGACTGCTGTTTCTTGCTGCTGAGAGGTAGAGGATTCCGATTTGCGATCCATTTGATCAATACATTAGAAAAAAACGGCTTTTTATTTTATATCAGCACACCAAAGAGAATGGCGCCTAAAAGACTGACCATGTACCAGGGAAAATAGGTGGCTTTAACGGGCCCATCGTCTCCAAATATGATCCACGGTCGGGCAACACCGTTTTGGTACATGAAGGAGGGTTTTAAGTAGCTGACTAGAAGGCCTGCCAAAATCCCTCCAAACAAGAACCTTTTGGGGATGGCGTACTCTCCGGTCATTAGTCCGAGTGAGTTTAGTGTCTGTTCCGTCTTGTCTACAAAGGAATACCATAAATCCATGGCTTTTATTAGTAATAAAGTTAGGTTTTTGGTCCGGGTTAGGGTTACTTCCACCAAGATCCCCGAGGCAGTCTGTTTCTTCCAGAAATGTTCGAAGCAGCCAATTGTGGGTAGGGTGTTGCTTCTGCTCCCATGATAGTGAATGTTTGGGAATCTGCAATTTTGCCACCAAGCTCCCTACCCTTGACGGACAATATACCGCGCTGAAAGTTTGCATCATCGTCACCCATCTCGCCCTTGTTGTAGGCAACGTGCCTGGGCAATTGGATTTGTCCGGTTTGTATACCCCATAAAAACTCAATGTCTTCCCTAGAGTCTGGTACTACCTTAACAGCCAACATAGCAGCCCTCTTTTGCAGCTCCAAATTCTTTTCTATAAGAGCTATTTGCTCTTCAAAATATTCAGGGTAGTGTTCCCGTACAAACTTCACGATATCGGGCGACCAATCATACTGTTCCATCAAATTGTAGAGCCATTGATAAAAGTTGAGTCTCTCTACAGTTCCTCGCTTTTCATCTTGAATGGATATTAACTCTTGAGTGTCGATGTTAAAGGGTATATGAAAATTTTTAGGTAGCTTAACATCACCGGCGAACTGTTTCAGTATATCTACTTTTTCTCGCAAGTTGGCTTCAGATTCGTTGTACGGGGCCACTTCAACGGGGAAGGCACCAGCACCCGGGTGGACATGGTTGGATTGAACGCGCCCTTTCAAGTTTTCCTTCTTTTTTAGGAGTTGTTTACCCAGGTTTACACCCTTTTGTAGTCCCGCACCATGTGTTTCAGTCTGGACTTGACCAATACCTCCATCAATCGGGCCGTTCCAGCCTGCTGATTGTCCGACGCCTGACATTATTTCCTAAGATATTATATAGAAAAGGTTGATTAAACCCAGATGCACAAACCAAAGGCTGCAGAGTTACCTTTGGCTTCTCTAAAAAACAAGGAAGCCGGTCACGTGAACGTGCATCCCTTCTGGGTATGTCCGAGAAACTTGTTATGGCACAACATTTTTATTGCATCTCAAAGTCGCTTGGTCACTACAGATACTCTGTGGGCCAACATACTTGGAAACATGGCCACCTTGGCATTGTCTCTGCATTTTGACAAGCTAAGTCTTTATTTTGGGTTACAGCTGAGTGCGTGGGCCGCTTGGGTTCTTTTACCAGCCAGTCGCACTTATCTCACCGCGCCTGAACTTCTGGACGTGGTGGATGCACCGCCCCCGGGTGCTTTTTTCTTTTAAAATAAAGGACCTGTTTTCCCTACTTAGTGTTCAAATTGCTTGGAGAGATCTCCACGGACAAGTTGATGGAAATTCCACATGGAGCGGATGATGGTCACATCGTAGTCTTCCGTCAGGGCGGTGGTGCCGAGGTCAAGTACAAGTTTGGGGTTGACCAAACCCTGGAAATTGTAGGCACCGTGAGGATTCATTTCATCGACGGGATGGTCGTCCCAAGAGTAAAAGTACATGACGGCTCCCGGGATACCAAAGTAGTACTGTTCGTGCATGACGTACAGGTTAAACTTTCCATCTATCCAGGGAATAACCTCTTCGTTGGATCCCGTCAAAATGCGGAAGCGGTTGATGGGGCGGAAGGTGTGAGTTTCGTACCACAGGTTCTTGGCAGGATTGGGGGGAGTGATGTTGGCCCGGGGTCTCAAGAAGAAAGCCAGGAATCTGATCTCCGTTTTCCAGTGCTTCAGTTCAATTTCAAATTCGCCGGAGGTTCCGGTAGGGATCATGTTTTGGGCCGTGCTGTAGTCTACCTTGGCCTCTTCGTGGAGCTTGATCAACCCGTGGTCCGTTTCTGTGGAAAAAACGTGTAAATCTCTTTCCTCGGCGTCAAAGTGGAGTTGGTATGCAATCAGAGAGATGTTGCTGACGGTGGAAACGAAAGCGGTACCGTCGGTTTGAACGACATTGTTCAAGTTTCGCCACCAAACCCTCACGGTAGGTTGGTAGGCCAAGGCACGGAGTTCCAAAAATCTGTCCGTACCCAAACAAAATGGGAAGTCCACGTTATAAATGACGGTCTGTGTTGCAGCCGCCAGCGTGTTTCTTTGAGTGGTACTCAATTCACCAAACAGCAATGCGCTTTCGGTGGCCAGGGACTCCTGGGAGAGATGGTGCTTGATCTTCCAGAACTTCTTTTCAGGTCTGTGGGTAAAAACGGTGTTGGACCCATACACAAGGTCAATCTTCTCTACCAACACCAAGGGAAAGTAGTCGCAAAACCTGCGGTAGGTCCCTCCCGTGGTGGTGAGAGCACTTTGGTCCCACTTGATGGAAATTTGACCAATCTTGTCTGCATGCGGGGGCAATTCAAAATCTGTATAATTGCCCGCCCCCAAAGTCACAGTGCTGACCACAGGGCTGACGGTCTTGTACTCGAAATGCTTGGCACGTTCCGTCCTGTAGCCTCTGTAGGCATACTTTGTGGCATCGAGCAGTTCATTGTAAATGAAAGCGCTGATGACACCAAACTGTCTGTTCAGATGAGCGGAGGGATTGGACATTTCCTGTTTACTAATTGTACTGTTAGAAAAGAGTGAGGGACAAAGTATATATCTTTTTTATTTAATGTTACTTGCTGTTGGCATATTGGCCCGGGTCTAGCAAAAGTCTGTTTTTACCGTGGTGTAAATTGCTAGACTTAATGGCGTCCTTATACCACCCAGTACCGTGAGTAAAGGTAGGAAGGTCGGGGTCCCTGATGGTGGTGGTGTTCATCCTCCTGTACTTGGAAGCCATGGGCCAACGTTCGATAGCATCCTTAATGGGGTCCCCCATCAATGTTTCGGCATACTTGTGCTGTAGTTCTGGAAAACTCATGTTTCGAGGGTAAAACAGCGTCTTCTGTCCGTTTCTGGCTTGCAAACGTTCAAAGTGGGTCAAGTCTACGCTAGAGTTCCTCACTTGAACCAACATGGGGTGGTTGATATCCGTAATTTTATGAGTCACGGGGTGTTTCTCCATAGACGACTTTAATTCTAACCCATTGGTTTAGAAGTCTTTGCAGATTTTTTCCATGCAGAGAGGCCTTCTCTCCACCAACAGAGGGGCTCCCGACAAGGGATATGTTGAAAAGACCAAAAAATTTCAACCCCCCAAAAGCGACTTGTTATCGGAGGAGTTCCTGGACAACATACAACCCCGAGACAATGTGAAGGTGAAACAGATCAAGCAATGGATCAAAGAGAGGCGACAGGCGGTAATCAAGGCTGCTGCCAAAACCATGAAAGGGGCCACTGCCTATCAAAAAGAGGTCATAAAGAGCGACATGCAGGCCACATTGAACGCTTGGAACATGTGGGAGATACAGGTCGAGCATGCCAACCTTAGCGGCGAAGCGGATGCAGAATTTTCCAAATCTTTTTTTGCTTGGCTGCAAGGCAAAGGGGTGGAGGATGATCACCAAAAGACACCCTGGTACAGACATAGGATCAACGACAAGGAGGTGAGAAGCTACGTAAATTCGTTCGCAGAGGCCAAGATCGACTTTATACAGGCTTTACAAAGGTTGGTGATCAAGGCAAATACCACGGGCTTGGACGGCATATCCGAACACTACCTCTTTTACAAATACATAGTGCGTGGTGGATGGGAGGACAGGAGCAGTGCCGAGTTTCTGTATGATTGGAACAAATACTTGGGTTGGAAAGAAGACGTACCTGCCACCAAGGAAGGTGTTGCAATGGCCGATCCGAAATCTACACCAGCTAATTTCTTACGGAAGGCCAAACAATGGTGGACAGCAGACACTACTGCAACGAAACAGTTGTTTATATCGAACGGTATGACTGGTTACGTGGAAATGCAAGAAGACTATGGAGCTTTTTGGAGGTCTGCTCGCGTTACCACCAAAAAGTACAAATCGGGAAACCCTAAAAAAGATGAGTACAAGGACATTATCAGTTTGATACAGATAGACCCCGAAGCAGACACAGCTGGTCGTGCCTCTCTACCGGGAGTCATATCTGCCCCTGTGCCCGTTCCAGACGGTGTGGCGGATGATGGGGTGCCGGTCACCGTACAGGATATGGAGGAACTTAAAACCGCCATAGCTGAAGTCCGGGGTTTTATGGACGAATCGGTTCGCAGTATCACGACCGCTGTCAACAGTTTATCACCTGCTACGGTGGAACAAGCGATACAACAACAACTTCAACCCCTCAACAATTTTTTAAGTAACCCCCTGGCACCCAGAAAATTTCAAGAGGAGTTGCAAGAAAAACTGAAAGAAGGGCTCCGGAGCGTAAGTGTAGAGCAAGCGGCAGCATTACAAGAGGCTGTGCATAACATTCAAAAGTCTGCAGCTCTGTCTATTTCCACAGCGGACACCAGCCGTTACACGGAACTGCGCCAAGACGTCACTCGGTTGCAAAGCGGCATTGACACGTTGAAGAGTCAACTCAAAGAAATGGCATTACCAGTTGCTGGACCATCCACGCCTGTTAAGCCACAACCCCCCCCAACAACAACTACCACTACTACCACCACTACCCAGCCCCGAGACCCACCACCTCCTCCTGCAACAGCTTCGGTGATAGAAACAAAAGCAAAAATGGAGGAGCTGGAAAAAGAATTACGTGCAAAAACCATAGAATTGAAAAACTTTTCACAAAGAGAGAAGTTACAGCAAAAGGATATGCAAGATGAACTTAAAGCAAAAGAGAAGATAGTGCAGGATACACTGGCCAGCAAACAAGAAATGAAAAAAAAACTGGATGAGCAAACCCGGAAATTAACCGATGTACAACTTAATTACGAAAGGTTACAGAAACTACAAGAAAGGCTGCAGTCTGATAAAATTGAGGCCCCAGCTACCACTACAACTACAACAACTACTACCACTACGGTTCCTGTTGCAACAGACAATCAAACAAGCCCTCCTAGCCCAGAACCCGACGAGTTCAGGACAGTGTTATTTATCAAACAGCTGATGGCGGATACCCTCAAAAGTGGACACAAGGTTGATGTGGAAGCGCTACAAAAACTCAAAGCAGCACACGCGGAAGAAGTCGGAAAGTTGCAGCTGCAAATAGAAGCACAGAAAAAGGAAGCCGAGGAGCAGATAGAAAAGTACAAAGCGGAATTACAACAGAGCGCACTGCAGGAACTACAAAGGGTGTCAAATATGCAAAGTAGCTTTAACCAGGCTGTTGTTGCCAGCAAAGTAGCAAAGTTTGAATCAGATAAGAGTGCTATTTACGAAACCACAACCGCAGAGTTTAAAGGGACTGTTAGGGAAATCACACAAATATACGAAAAAGCCATTGAAGAAAAACAGCGGCAGGTACAGCAACAAGTGTCTCAACACACGAAAAACAAAACCAGAATGGAAAGAAATATAGCCAAGCTGAAGGCGGAGATCGAAAAGGCAAAGTCACAAACTGCTGCTGTCACAGCCGAAAAGGAAGCCTCTGAAATTCAGTTGAAAGAAACCCTCTTACGAGAGAAGGAGGAAGCCTTGAAGGAGGCTAAAGAACGTTGGGAAGAGGAGAAAAAACAGGCACTGGAAGAAGGATTGCGACAGGTCCGTGAGGAAATGAAAAAAGAGAGGGATGAAGCATTGAAACAGATGCGGGAAAACTTGATAAGTGAAAACAGACAGTCCCTATCACAGTTACAAACACACCATACCATGGCAATGGAGCAAAAGGACGCGGTTTTAACCCAGCTATCGACACAGGCAACTTTGGCAGTCCAAAGTCTGGAATTTAAGACACGTAATCATGTAAATTTACTCGATGGCCTTTTGAGGACTTTTGCCCCTGAAGCGGGGCAACAATTAAAGTCCATTCTACAAGCAGATGTAGCTCCTGAAGAGGCGGTAGGAGCATTTGTGAGCGCTTATCACAGTCATGTACAAACATACATAGACCAGAGGGCACAAGCTTTAGCATCGCAAATCCAACAGCAATCTACGGCACCAACACAAGAGGATATGGAAAAAATAGCGGAATTAACCGCCTTGAAACAACAACTAAAAGACCAAACCGCTGTTATGAAAAAGCTGGAGGAAAGCAACAAAACAGCAAAACAGACGGCTACCACTTTAGAAGCCAAAATAAGCCAACTTAAAAACCGTAAGAGTGACTTAAAAGCTGAAATCGAGAAAATGATACTGAGTGGAGATGATTCAAAAAAACAAATAAGAATTCTCAGAGAAAAACTGATTACCAAAGATCAGGAGATACGGGAGTTGACGGATACGTGGGAACAGGTACAAGCCACCCTAGCCGTGACTGGAACACAGGCATCAAAGTTACAAAGTTCCATGTCCAAAGGGTTGGAAATGCTGCAAAGCCAGGCAGCATCTCAACCGGAGGAATTTGTGTTTCAGGAAATTGGCAAAGATGTCGACCTCACCATCTCGAACGTCACAACGGGGATGGAAATGGCCCAGCAAAACATAATCCCTGTGCCATCAAAGAACACGGAAGTGTTACAAGCCGAAGAAGAAATACAAACCTTCATCAAAGATGATGACCCCGAGGAGATAAAAGAGCAAAAAAAGGGCATTATAGAAGCACTGGTTCCGTGGTTTCAAAAGTGCATGGAGGTCAAAAAAATGGTCGAGAAAGCAGGAACGGCTGGTATTCATTTTGCGACACCCAAAGTTAGGAAAACGTTACAAAAATCCTATGAGATAGTGGAATCTCAATGGACCAAGGCCACCAACCTGGCAACAGCAGCTGGGACCCTTTTAGGTAACGGCGCGTACAACCTACAGGGTTCCATAGTAAGAAGCGTGTCGCTGATGGGTGCATCCATGGCAGCACTCCAAGCCTTACCGGAGGGAGTGACCGCCCAAACAAAAAGATCAACAGAAATCAGATCAACACGTCTTGGAAAACGAAAGGCACCACGGGAGTTTGCGCCAGATGAAGACCAACGGCCAGCCAAACAGTTAATGGCAACTGGACTGGAGGAACCTTACAAAGTTACCACGGTCCAAAAGGTTCCAGTAGAAGAAGAAAAACCAGAACCTGTGCCCGCCACCCCAACAGCACCAGTAGAAAAAACTCCCGAACCCGTACCCACAACCAGATCTAGAGACTTACGAAGACGCAGTTCTGGCAGACCGCATGGCAGGGGATTTTTTGATAACCCCAATCACCCACTTGCGGGATTAACTAGGAGAGATTTTAGAGAAATGGCTGCTGAACTTAATATCGGGCAAACACCAACCCCATCAACAACGACCACCGGCACGGCCACGGGAATAGGGGGTGACGACGATGAACCCCGTAAACCGTTCCCAGGAGCTCATTACCAACCTGGGGCTAAGGATATGGCAGTGGAAATCGAAGGTGACCAGGAAATGGACGAGGAAGAAGGCATAACAGGCACCCCTATTACAGAAACCCCGTCTGTTCCTACTCCCGACACCGTGACACCCGAAACTACTCCTCAAACTGAAACAAGCCCTGCTCAAGAAACTACGTTTGAAAGACTGAAAAGAGAAAGACGAGAGAGTTTTGCCGCTGAGATGGAAAAGTATACACAAACTAAACAGGAAAACGACAAAGCTATTATCGATTTATGGGAGAAATGGTCCCCAAAATGGACTCCCCACATCGAGTTATCTCAAAGTGCAGATACCCCTGCAAATTACAGAAGAGTCGAACATAAGGACGGGTCGGTCGATTACACGATCAGGGTCAACGATGAAGAGGATAAATCCCGAACAAAGAGCAAGTATTTTAAGTTTCATTACCCTGCAAAACCTGAGGCGCCAGTCGAGGATTCGGAAGGCAAGGACAAGGAGGGAAGCAAGAAAAGTAAAAAATCCACAAAGCCGAGTTACGGACAGGGAAAAATCGCGGTCTCTATGCCCGGGGGTTCTATTATACATTTTGACACTGCTGAAGAAGCGGATGAGTTTAGAGCTTTTCTGAATGACCCGCAAGCCCAGAGACGAATGCAGCGAAAAAACAGAGAGACAGTTGCGAAACAGTCAGGAAAGTCGGCTGGAAGGAAAGACAGAATGAGATTCACTGCTACTGGGAATTACACCAATTCCTATCTCTCGGCAAACAACGAATTTTAACCCTCAATCTTTATTGGGCATTTCCCATCCGTTGTATCTTACCATCTGAGTCATTAAAGGTCTCAGTTTCCTTTGGACAATTTTTTTGCTCGGGAGCGTAAATTCTTCCTTGAATAAATCGTAGGCCCCTGCAAACCCATGTTTCTTCTCCGCAATTTGTAACCCTATTCTTATCACGTAGTCGTAGTTGATAAAGTTGTGCACGCACTTAAAGTACTTCTGACAATGCTTCCTCCCATCACATGACTTGTGATGCTTGTAGATTTCGAAGGGGGTCTGTAGGGCCAGAAAGATGTTTTTCACGCAGGCCACCAATTGATGACTGGGTCTTATGGGGACATCCCCGGTCAGTTTCCACCTGATGGTCTTCCACTTTTCGTAGTACTTGTCGTAGAACCGTTTCTTGGTCAGAGGTTGTCTTTTGAATTTTCTGGACCTGTGTTTTTCTGCCATGATGGGGTCTATCTTCACATTTCGGAGTATTTCCCCGATAAGCTTTCTATTGCAAGCGGTTCCGACTCCGGGGTACTTTGGTTTGGTAGCATCCTTTGGATCTCGGGCCAGTGCTTCGTCATGTATAAGCTCCCATATGTCAGGAGCAATGCGAGGTTCGACGCAACACCATCGAGATATTCTTTCGTTGAAATAAAAAATTCTCTTGTATCCGTTGCTGTCGTTTCCCAAAAATTGGATAGACGTGTTTTCGTTGTAGGTGGGTCCCTGAACTCTTCCGCACTGTCTGCATACATACTCTCCGTTGTCAATCACTATTTGGGGGCTCTTACAATTTTTACAATGACTGTCCAATTTGAGGTGCTGTTGCACGCTCATAAACCTGGAATATTTTTGCACGTGACAAGGGTTAATGTGAAGGGATTTTTTATTCCCGGAGAGATAGTGTTTAAATTTTACAAATCCTCACTTTCGGCAATCTCGCCAGACTCCAAAGGTTCCGATGGGGAGGGCTTGGCCTTCCTGACCCTCTTCCTCTTGGGCTTAGGTTCGGCATCCCCGTCTTCAGGGTCGCGTTTCCTTTTCTTGCTATTGTCCTCGTCCCCACCCCCGGAGGCACGGCGTTGGTTCTTTTCCTTAAAATACACCCTCCTCACCTTTCCGGTCTTGGTTTCGATCTCGGTGAATATACCATCCAGGGGGCCCTTAAACAGTTTGCGCCCCTTTTCGTCTACCCCCACCTCTACAGGAGTCCACTCTTTCCTCTGAGGCTTCTTCCTTTGCTTCTTCTCCTTCTTGGGGCTGGTCTCGCTATTATTGTTTTCTACTTTTTGATCGTTGCTCGAGGAAAATTCCTCCGTTTCTTCTACCTCCTCGTCGCTGCTAATAGAGTCTCGTGGACCATCCCTGGGCGTTGCAGGTACTTGCGAATAGATTTCCATTTTCAAAGGGGCTCGGAGAGCTGTGGTCAAGTGTACCTTACTTGAGAGTTTAGAAAATTTGACACGTAACTCCGGTTTACATATTTTTTATTTTTGTTGATTCTCACGTGCGCGTGAAATAGCTGTTCTGGGTATAAAAACTGAGCGGGAACGGGTGAGGATAGGAATTGTCGTAGGGATAGAAAGGCACGCACTTGTCGTGCAATAGCACAAAGTGGGGGGAATCCACGGCCACCACCAAAGTGTCCGAGGTGAAAGCCTTTTTACAAGAGGCACATTGTCCCGTGTAAACGGCCCTGCTTACTTTGAGCTCCACGTATGAATTGCGAAGATTTTTATGAAATCCCTCACCGAGGTTTGGAGTCTGAGCCTGAGGATGGGGGGAATGAGGTTGTATAGATTGGTCCTCCATTGTTTTTTGGGTTGATCCACCTTGTATGACGGCGAAATGTTGGGAACTAATGGTGTCCTACTGTTATCTCACCATAGGCTTAGATGAGACTGTTGAGCCCTCTCAATTAACCACCGATGCTGTCAAGTTGAAGCCTTGAATCTGTATGTCGTTGCTGTCCGTCAGGTTGGTTGCAAAAACGCTCAACACGTCGTTGGTATCCAGATTGACTAATTTTTGAAAACTGTGCGTCTGAAACACGCCCGAGCTTACAAAAGTGACTTGGCTACCAGAGCCTGTCACTTTGGATCCGTTTTTGTAAATGTCAAAATTTAACAAGCAATTTGAACCAGCAACTAGCCTGGCACAAATAGAAACTCTGACCTGCGCGGTCCTGGACTGAATGCCGAGGTACCTAAGATCCCCGTTGTTTGGGGAATTGAACCCTCCCCCGTTAAAGGCAAAGAGCGTGGCAGGGGCTATTTTGGCGGCTGTGTTGAAGGTCAAGGCCAACGTGTCTGTAACGGGATTGTCGTAGAAAAGTTCACCAATGAGAGTAGATAGACCAGCCAATGTGGTATGTAACTTTCCACTAGAATCCACATGGACAACTCTATGATCACCGTTGTAGGTATTACTGTCGTGAATACCGCACATAAAGGCCTCTGCTGAATAGGTTCCTATCCTTATTTCATTGTTGTTCACAGTCAGGAGGTTGTTTCCGTCAGAAGTTATACTGAAGCCGTCGTTGGATTCAGATAAAACCAAAAAACTATTAGATAGTTCGTCTCCCGTGGAGTTACTGAAAATGGCCAAATTACCGGCTTCTGAAATATTAGGGCCTGTTACACCCCCGGTTTGTATATCTGTGGCGCCCACGTAGAGGTGGCCGTCCGTACTGTTGAACCACAAAGTGCTGTTGGAAAATTCGGAGCTGTTTGGGTTTGAAGGGGTGGGGGCTATCTTAATTCCTTTGATTGGCTGCCACGGTATTTCCGTCTGCAGATCAAATCTCACGGGTATGCTCATGTACATGGTCTACTCAATCCACTCATTAGATTAGCCCTTAAAGTCCCAAATTCTAATGAATACATCAGAACGACCATGTCCACCGCAGATTTGGGCTTACCCGGTAGAGGGTTCAGCAACTTTGTCAACTATGATCCATTCACAGAAATGCCAGCGGAGCCTTTCAAGGGGATTGTCATGGCCTCCAGCTCTACCAACCCCGGTACCGCGTTGAACGTGGGTAGTAGAACGGTCTGGCTCAACAACGGCGTTCTGTACAGGGGTAACGTCAACTTGGAAGAGGACAACTTGAGTAGAATACAGGACCTAGAGGACAGGGTGGACGACCTGGAAGCTAGAATGACCGCGGCAGAGACGGCAATTACCAACATCGAGATATTGCTGTCGTTATGGACTCCTTATTTCAGAGGGACATCGCTCACCATGACACCTTCTATCCCCCCTGAATTTGGGACAGTGAATGCCGAAATTTCACGAGCTCACCGTACCATCACCATTGCCGTGGCCCCCAGAGTAGCTACTTTAAGCAGTCCTGTAACCGTCATCCAATTCAACGCTCAAATCCCAACAGGTTACAGACCCCCCGTGGGCTCTGAGGTGGTGGTGCCCGTGGCTTTTAGGTCGGGGGGTGCCGTGGACACGGGGTTGGTGGGGTCCATGAGGATAGATTCAGGAGGGGGCGTATACTTTGTCAGGGACAGCGATGCCTCACCTGCCCAATTTACGGGCAGTTCGGGATGGGATTACACGCTGGTAGCAACGTGGATTACCCCTGAGCTATAATCTAAACAATTTACAATAAAAACCATGCAATCGGAGCAAAAACAGCCCGTTTTTGTGATAGGCATCGACCCTCAATTGAACGTCTTGGCTTTCAAAACGGTCCACATGAAAGAAGACGACATTTCTGCATCTCCCATAGTGTGCTGGTTCCAACAACAGATGAAGAGAAAGGACACATTCGAAAAGGCCGAGCATTGGGAGAGTTACATGATAGAGTCTTGCCACCACTGCATCATGCAAATCATACGCAACATTTTTCAGTACTCCCTACACAACAACCTAGACACTCAACACAGGAGGATCAGCTTGTGGGTGGAACAGCAGAGAGGAAGGTGCAAGACCATCCCCGAAACGGCCTTGGCTGCCATCGCCTTCGAAAACGGGATAGACTTCCACATTCCGCACCCAAAAACCTGGAAGAAGGGGATAGGCTTCAACGTGGGCAAAGACGGTAACGGGGTCAAGAAAACGGGAAACAAGGCAAACAAAGATGCCTCCGAAGAAAGGTATGCAAAGAAACTGGAGGCCTATTATACAGAACAAAGGGCGCTGGCAGAGAATAGGTCCGAGCTATGGAAGGTCCCCAACCCCAAGCACCATTTGTGCGATGCGGCCTGCATGTGCGAGTACGGTTGCCTGCAAATCTCACAACAACAACAATAATTTCTATGTTTTAATTACAAGGAGTAAAAATAAATAAAATGTCTCTCTCGGGCGCACACAAGGCCGGGGTACACAAGCCTTTTCAAGCCGGTCAAACCGGGGCAAACTCCAAGGCGGAACATGTGATCAACATACCAAAAAACGACCCTAACCCGGTAACCGCGTCGAAGGGGCGACGCGGCAAGACAGCCGAAGTGGTCCCGGACCCTGTACACGAGCAGAAAAAGAAAGAAGCCGAAGCCTCGGTGGCTTCCAACCCGTTCGAGTCCTTTCTGGCAGACATGGGGATCGAGCAAAAACCCCTGATGGTCATGGCGGTCATAGGGGTAACCCTGTTTATTTTATGGAAGGGAGCTAGGTAAATAAAATTGCTCATAAACTGTCCACAAACTCCGTTTCCATGGTGTTGTCCCCTTTCATCCGGTCCACCTTCCGGAGAGATGCCAGGAGGGAAATGTTCTTTTTATCCAACCCGGAATAATAGACCTTATCGGAGGGTGTAGGTGTCAGGGTGTTTGTCTTGGTTTTCCGGCTTCTGGTGGTTTTTTGTGGTTTAGGGGTTGTTGACTCCGTGGTGGCTTTCTTCCGCGTTTTTGTTACACCTCTGGTCACGGGGGTCATGGTCGATTTTTTGGTTCCACAAGAGGAAGTCTCCGCCATGGTCCTACCCTTGAACAAGGCCTTTTCCAAGGTGAACGTGGTCCCATCTGCCATGGTCTGACCCAAGACCTCCTCGTAAGTCATCCTGAACAGAGCGGCGTAAAGAGAAGGGCTCAGGTAACTGATTTCCGAGCCAAACCTGAGCATCCACTTGCCTTCGTTTTGAGGATTGTGAGCTTGTACAAAATAAAAAACCACTTCTTCCTGTCCCAAAAAATGCCCCCGTTTGCACTCTGTAATGACGTGACCCTCGACATGAGGGTAAATCTCTTCGAAGCTAAAAGCCTGTGCTTCCATCGTCACGTGTTTCGGAATTTTTGTTTCCGTAAATCACGTGGGAAACTCTTCAAAACGCTTACCCCTTTGCCTTTTAAGGAAGGTGGTGCTCGAAGAAAAAAGTAGAAAAAACTTGCGACTTGCTGGACTCGAACTCGATACCTACAACTTACCGATGCTCAACTCCCGCCTACACGACTGGACCAGCTGCACAAGTTGCCAGCACATTTCTCCAGACATCTCTAAATAGTAAGTTTGAATAAGATGAGCTGTTCAGACTGTAAGTCGGACAGAAGCAAGAGTTACAAGAGATGTTGCAGTTGTTTGTCCATCAGCCTTTGTACATACAGGTGTTGGCAATTCGTGGTTGCCACCTTCTTCTCGGTGTTGGCCTTCGTGGTTGCCATATGGGGCTTGATGGGTGGGTTTGCCAAGCTGGACAACACCTTCTACAGCAACTTGATCACCTTTGTATTGGGGGTCTGGCTGCCCAGTCCATCCATGAAGAAACCTGAGAAGAATAAAAAACGGAAAAAAAATGCCCCGGCCATGCAAGGAGTCACCCCTAAAGAAGAAAGCATCGACGAAGAAGAACTCACCGAAGTCGACACAGGCGATCCAGAAACAGTCGAGTCGGAAGAGGAGGAAAGACCACCATCCAACAACCAGAAACCAGATCACGGTTGAGGAGGCAGCTCTTAAAGTGGCCCAGCACCTTTATCACACTAAAAAAGTATCAAAACCCTTATTGGATGACGTGGTGAAGGAGTTGCGGTGGGTACCTCGGGCTTTTTGGAAGGACCCCTTGGCTGTCATTGGGTGGTGGTACCATTTGGAGTTTGAGTACACTCCCTGGCAAGACTCCAAGAAGCTTTACTACAGACATGAAAGTTACGTGAAAAAGAAGCACTTGTGTCAGAAAAGGGACGGGACATGGGGGCTTAGACACGAGCTGTTTAGAGAATTGTTGGTGTAATTTTTAAGTTTTATTAAAGTGATCGATTTCGTACATTTTGGCATTGTTTTCTTTGTATACCCCTGCGTTTTCGTAGATGCGCGACACGGACCATTCGTCAGGTGGGGTGTACCCCGGATCACCCTTAGCTAGAACCCAAATTTCTTGTATACAGCTATCGCAACTTCTCTTTACTTTGTAGGTCCAGTCGTCTTTCAACCCAGCCACTGCCCTTTTGGGGGGAAGTTTGGGTCTCACGTGGTCCAATATAAAGTCTTCGGCTTTCTGTAGAACGTCGGCTTGGAACATGGGGGCGGCCTTCACTTTTGCCAATATGCTTTCTTCTGGGGTCCATACATAGTAAAACCCCACATCCGTGGATGTCGCCATCATTTCCATCTGCACTTGTATGTAGTGGGAATTTTTGATGTAGGGTCGGGGTTCTTTGAGGGATTGGTAGGGGGGAGCCTTAAACGGACATTTGATTTCCAAGATGGCTTGATGGCAACTGGTAGAGGAAGTGATGATACCATCCGGGGTGGAGCCCAGTCGGCATCTAACGTCCAGAAACACCCAAGTCCCCGTCTCCTCTATGTTTTTGGCATTTGTGAGCATGGGTAGCAGCACTCTTGCCTCTTCCAACGCGACAGGTTCGTTGTCTCGGCCGTAAGCCAACATCATTTCCAGGTAAGGACTGGGGGTGGGGCTCTCACCTCCTATTTTCCTGTAATAGAGAGAAGCTCGGCTTTTGCCTTCGTCTGCCCCGACGGCAGCTGCAAATTCTGACCCCGTCAATTCCAACACTTCGTTTCTCAGTCTGTGCCAGTCTTCCGAGCCTTGTTTGATCCCACAGAAGTGATCCGCGTCGATGCCCTCCGTGTCTTTTCTGTCTAATAAATAGTCCAGTAAGGAAGCTTCTTCAGGGAGCTGTGGCTCGCTCGACATTTCGCAAAAAAACGGACCTTCCTTATTAGGCAAAGGGGTAAGCGTTTTGAAGAGTTTTCCACGTGATTTCCAGGCACGTGTGGCACGTGATTCCTGGTATTTCTTTTTTCTTGCCAGCTCGTGCAGTCCCTTAACTCGGAGCATTATTTTGAAATTAATTCCGATTACCTATCACACGCTACTCCCGTCCTACTCATGATAGAAGACTATGGTTTCGCCGCTTGTGGGAACGCCGTATTGGTGGTGCAGAGCCAGAGCGACAAGAATTACGGCCGGTACTACGTCACGTGTGGATGTCCGGGCAACAAAAATTCCAACCCCTTCTACATGTGGGCAACAGATTGGAATAGGAAGGGAAGGCCTGCTGTCCCTTGTAAGAACCAGCCACGCCCCCCGGCCCAAGAAAGAAACTGGGATAAACGACCCAGTCGAAGCACCTGGGAACCGTCCAAGCAAAACGACCCCAACGTGGCAAATAGGTGGGTCTGCGATACGGTCCCTGATTCGTTTGACCCACCTCAACTCCGGACTCAAGTGGGTATTGCTGCCACGACTTCCGGCCCTTCGAAGCTTATAGTGCCAGACGAGCAACTCCGGACAAGAGTGGCCAAATTGGAGCAGATGCTCATACACCTGGGCGAAAAATCCGACGAATTGATGGAGGGGCTAGAAGAGACAAACAAGCAGTTGACACAAATGCAGTGCATGAATTTGAAACTAGGGGATGCCAGCAAATAAACACCCCTTGTTTATTTTTTGCCCTTTCCTTTCTTGTTTACCAAAGTCATTGCCATTTCTTCTGGTGGTTTCCTGGTGCTTCTTTTGGCCTTCTCTATGGCCTTCACGTACTTGCTGTTGAGTTTCACCTTTTGCCAACAGTACTTGATGACAAAATACATGTTATGCTTCTTGCTGTGATAAACGTAAACGGGCTTGCCTAGCACGTCTTTTGTTTCGCCCTTGTACTTAATGTCGCTGTCGCTCAGTTTGTCAGGGGTTTCTGCATGAAATTGTTTCACTTTCCCTCTGATAGCCAGGTTGGCCTGTCTGTCGTAGACTCTGGGTCTAGTAAAGGTGGACCGGGTGGGAACGCTAGGGGTGGG